AGCCCGACGACCTTCGTACTCCCGGAAGATCTCAATCAGTTCTTCTTGAAGGAAGGTCTCCAGCATGAGATCACCCAGGGCGAGAGTTGATTTGATGTTCGTCTCATCCGCTCCGATATCTCTGGCGATCCGCTTGCCGATGAGATCACTGGCAAATGTAAGCTTGACTGATGCCGAGTATTGGGACTGCTTATTTCGTACACAGTATTTGAGGAGAGTGTTCCAGCTTTCGTTAATGATTCGATCAAGATGCATCTCCCAATCCGGGAAGCATGCGAGTAGTCGCGCACCTTCGTTGTACACCTTGTCGGAATCGGGCACGACCTTGCCTACTTTTTGCGACAGGTAATCTAGTAGCTTCATTTACGCTCCGTTGAACCAGTTTCCAATCTCTACGTTGATGGTATCAGATATCAGGTTTCCGTCGCCGTCATACTGGGAGTACGCCCAGGCAGTGAGGCCAACCCGTGAGTCAACTGCTAGCTCCACTTTAAACTCTCTACACAGTTCGGCCAATCTACCCAAGAATTGCTGGCTGATTTCGTTCATGCTCCAAAGTCCATATCTACTTTACGTAGCCGTGTTGTCTTATGATCGTAGAACGATTCGCCGGCATCACCGGTACGACCCGTCTTACGCGCCTTCAGAACACGGAACTTGATTGTGTTCTTGATTACCTCGTCTTCGGACGTCATGTTACGTGCGAACGCAATGATGTCGAAGCTGATCTGCTTGATTGAGCCAGATCCTTTGATGTCATCAACTGACGGCAGGTATCCTTCTTCGAACGGCTTACGGTCAGGCCCCTTGCGAAGGTGGCTGATGATACCCAGCCAGACGTTATGCTTCTTGACGACCTTCAGCAAGGCACTCATGACGTAGTCAATGGCTTCATTACCTGTCTTACCGTCAGCACCCTCAGAGACCGCAATAGTAATGTGGTCCAAGAAGAGCTTCTTGCAGCCCATCAGGCACAGATATTCAATCTTGTCAATGAGGCTGTCGTCACTGACTGAGCCCTGGTGGTCCAGCAGGAGACACTTCTCGTCAGCAAACAACTTCTCGTATGCCTTACGGGCTTCCTCATCAGGGATATCATTCTCTTCGGGATTGGTCTTGAGTTCCATACCGATAAGCTTCTGTGCAGTGTCACCCACGGATTCCTCCAGTGAAATGATACCCACCATTTGATCAGCGTAGTTGTCTCGCAGATTGAGGATGATCTCCTTAGTCACCGTAGACTTACCGGCACCGGTACCCGACGTCAGCAGAACGATTTCACCGTCACGCATACCCTTCAGGAGTGGGTTCAGTCCACCCATGCATTCGGGATAGGGGATGGCTTCTACGTCATTGACCTGCTTGTACTGATCCCAGATATCCTCACCCTTAACGATACCGGCAGGACTATAGGTGGTTGCTCCCCATACTGCACTCATCAGTGCCTCGCTGCCGTGCTTCAAGAGTACGTCACACGGATCCTTCTCCGACAGATTGGCTACCTTGACCTTATCGAAGCCGATGATCTTGGCTGCTTCGGTCACAGCCTTCTGACCGGGTTCGTCGTTGTCGAACATCAGGATAACTTCCTGGAAGCCGCGAATCCATTCACGGTTCTCGATCAGAATGTTGGTCTGACTGGCACTCGGGATCGATACAACAGGATAGAACTTCTGGTACTTATCGAACTGGGCTTGAGCCACAGCCAGACAGTCGAGCTCACCCTCTGTGATGACCAGGATTTTACCGCCGGTAGCCTGACTCTGCCCAAACATTTCCAGACCCTTGCCTTTGGCGTCTCCGTGGATCGCAAACTTCTTGGGTAGCTGCCGCTCCTTGTATCCGACAATGTTACCTTTCTTCGTGTAGGGGTAGAAGTGGCTGTTGATCGTACCGTCAGCATCGTAAGACACACGCACTCCGTAGTGTGCGGAGATATTCTTACGGATGTTACGCTCTTGGAAACCACGAACATCGAACTGGTTGATGTCGATGGTCTCCATGTGGCCGACATCATCTTGATGTGCGGTCGGTGCTTTCTTCTTGGCTGTAGTCACTGATTCAGATCCCTCGATGCGCGAGCCCTGCCCGCATGAAAAACAATGGCCCCATTCATCGGCGTCTTTGTAGGCAAAGGCGTCAGATGAGGGGCACTTGGGACAAGCTTCGTAATGCCATTGAGACATTTACTTCCTCTTGATAGGTTCTTCTTGATTGCGCTTCAGATCCCGAAGCTTCTGTACATCGGGTTTCTGGAACTGCAGTTCTTCTTTCTGCTTGCGCAGCTTGCGGACAGTGTGCGCAGGCACTTCATCGTATTCATCTTCGAGCATTTTGTCGAGGACTTCCTTCTTGATTTTCATGTGATATCCGTAGGCGGGAAGGGGAGAACAACACGGATCAGGCATGTGACATCGTGCAAAGGGTAATCCTTAGTCACCCAGCGCACCGGGTCAATCCGTTTGTTGAGGTATTTGGGCAGGCCCCAGCAACTATCAAGCGTAATTAGGGCATCCATCTTGTGCAGGATGTTACTCTCCGCGTATGAAATAATTGCCTTAGTTGTCGCCAGGAGTAAAATATCGAAAGAAAAACATTCCTTTGGGTACTCTTCCAACAGAGCGTTCACATGTTCGCTGCTTGTCGTATAGTCCTTCCAGTTGGATGGGCCGTACCTCTTGGTGCCGTACTTGTTCATACGGTGGAATTGTTTCTTTCCGATGTACTCCTCCCCGGTTAGGAGGAAGGTGACTCGATAGATGAAGCCGAGGTAGTCGTCGGGGTTGAACTCTCCGACGTGACTAACTCGCCAGTGTCCGTAGTCTTCTTGCATCGAGCGGGCCTCTTCGTTTCCATGTAGCAGTTAATAGGTAGGCTGTTCACGAGCATCATATCGGATACATCCCTGTCCTTGTGGAACAGATAGTCAGTCTCCGGCAGCCTCCACTCCATCTTGCGGAGTAGCTCTCCCTCGGTCAACGGTCGGACCTCTTCGAGAGTCTCCCGAAGGATCAGGCAGTTGGCGCTGTCGAGAAACCTTTGATAGCGTTTGGCCGGTGTACCGAACTTCTTTTTGTCGTCATCACCGTTGATTGGTCTGGTACCCTCACGCCATTCTCTGACGATAGCATCCTTCATCCAACTCAGTCGGTTGTTGTGCAGGATCTTCGCGGCGGTAGACTCGCCGACACCCTTCAATCCCGGAATGTTGTCGCTACCCATATCACCGGACAGAAGTTGGCGGCACATGAAAGTGAAGCTCTCCTCGGGTGATACATAGTAGAACTCCTTTTTCTTGAAGTTGTAATGCCAACCGGGGATCATGTTCAGATCCTTGTCTACATGGCACACAACCGGGAGCTTACCTTCTTCAAGGCATTGGTAGGCGTAGATGGAGCAATAGTCATCTGCCTCCCCGCCGTGCGACTGTATGTACAGCTTTCGGGCGTAAGAATACAGTAGCTCCACTCGATCCAGAACTTCCGGGTCAAGCGCGCTCTTGCGATTAGCCTTGTACTCAGGGTCTACGCTGTAGCGATAGTTGTCGTCGCCCTTAATGAACACATGGGCCTCGGAGACGTCAGTCTCGGTGATTATCCGCTCAACGAAAGTATCTAGGCCATGCTCTGCCGTCTTCTGATTGATGTTGGTCCATGCAACCAGATACATCAGCGAATCTGCGTCAATGATGGCGAGATCGAACCGGGGGATATGCCTCTCTTTAGTGATCATTATCTGGATTCATAAGTTGGTTGTCGATCATTGCATCCACTGCCGCTTGACCGAAGAATTGGCGTAACTGAGATTCTCTCTCACCTACGATGGCGCGGTACTTATCTCTTAGCTCTTCATTATGGACCATTCTCTTGATCTCTGCAGCAGTCTCTGCGGGGGACATTTCCCTCTCGTAACGCAGGAAGACCCGTTGTCCGTCTCCGGAGATGCGTACATCCCGCAGATCAACACCCAGGTCTTTGATCTCCTTCAACCTGTAGAAAAGGGATAGTCCACTCTCGGACTTGCAGTCGTCTTCAATGTACTTCAGCATAGTTGTTTCCTACGTGTGCGTCACCGTTCATGCATTCGACACCGAACCACTTAGGTGCTTGGGTGAACGCTTCGATTGCCAGCAATTTGAGCTCTTCAGCATGCTCCGGCGGACACTCAAAGGCGAACTCATCGTGGTAGTGCAGGAGAAAGTTAAATGGGAGACCCCTCTTGTTGGCTTCATCTCGGAAGTACACAGCGGCTGCCTTGCAGGTGATACCCTCTGTGGTCTGCAGCCTATAGTTCAGCACCTGATGCTTAGACTTGACGAAGATGATTCGGCCATCAATAGCCCTGATGTGGGCATTCTCTTCGCCGAACCTATCTTTGGACTTGTTGAACTGTGTCTCAAGGCCCGTCTTCAACTCGCCCAGTCCGGGGATACTGTCACTGAACTTAGCGATGGCGGCTTCCCCTACCTTCTTATCTTTCAAGCCGCACAAGATAGATGCTACCTTGGGTGGTCCTGCACCGAACAGAAAGGCGTACAGGAAAGGCTTGGCAATATCACGCTCCTCCTTGGGCGTCAGACCGGGCTTCATGAATGGAGCCAGCACGTCAGCGTTACGCCGATGTACGTCACCTGCGATTACTTCGTTAGTGAACGCCTCGTTGTCAATGTCGTGACAGAGTCCTCGCATTTGATTCCCGGCAGAATCGGCTCCGACAACCACCCAACCTTCTCGCGGAAGGAGCAGACTGCGCATGTCAAAACCGTACCCACCGGGGTATCCGCTGATGAATGCACCTTCTCTGGTGGTCTGTACTTTCGGGAGGTTAGCGATGACCTCATGTCGGCAGCGGAAGGTCGGTGTCCCGATCGTCCACATTCTTCCGTGTAGTCTTCCGTCATATTCAATTTCCTTCAGCCAACCCTTGAGGACACCGTGTCTGTTGCTCACAGTACCGTACTCGGAGACGCGCATACCGATCGGACCCAGCTTGGACAGGGAAGATTCAGTCAACATGGGTGAAGTCCTCACAAACTCCCGGCCTACCTTCTTCACGTTCCAGTCGTCGGGTTCCCAGCCGATACTGTACAACCAAGTCTTCAGTACTTTGTCGCTACTCAGTTTCCCCTGCTCAAACTCGATACGGCAGTAGTCACCGTCAACAGTACGACTACCAACGGTAGCATCATCAGCCGGCAAATCAAACCAGCGACAAGTTGACAGGGCGTAGTCCCCGTTCTTTTTGAAGATTGTCTCTTTGTACTCATCTCGTTTGTCCACAGCGACACAGACCATGCCGATTTGAGGGTTAACTTCGGCCTCAATGGCTAGCATACTCTGCTCCATCTCGTCCAGAAGAACCCTCGCCCGCTCTTCGTTGAACCGCCAACCCAGGGCTCTGATATCTGATTCGATCTTCGCGAACTCCATCTCCACCCATAGTCCCTTCTTGAACATAGGATTGATTCTGATGGTGCTGCGCGCCTCTTCAACCAGTACAGCGTATACCTTGGCGTTCAATTCCACATCGCGGATGCCGTATGTAAGCATCTCTTTTGAATACTTGGACCAGTCATCCCAGTTCAATTTGGGGAATCCCAGCTTGGCACCCCAGCCGGCCAGACCGTGCATGTGACCACGCTTCCATCGCAACGTCTGGGACATAATCCAGGTGTCGTAGATGACAGTCTTCGGGTTAGGTACCCATCCAACCAGCTTTTTCAGTACTACAAAGTCGTATCCGATAATGTTATGACCTACCAGTATAGCCGCTTCGGAGAGCGCGGCCAATCCCTCATTAAAGGGTGGTAGGTCAGGGTCATGATCAGAGTACTGCTTCTGCTCACCAGTTACAGTGTCCTCTGTCATGAGTACCCAGATGGTGCTAACATCTGGCATGAGACCGTTGGTCTCGATGTCAAAGATAAGGGCCATTAGCCAGTACACCTGTCTCGTAATGCCGAACCGAATCGAGAGCCGTAGAATGGGGCCAGTGTGTGCGCCTCTACTTCATCGGGTGAGAAGTAGTAAACTTCCGACGGATCCTCCGAGTCGAACTTTGCTGTCAGTGCCGGGTAAGCTGTCTTCTTCGTCAGCATCTGCATTACATGAATGAACTCGTGGGCAAGACATTCCACGAATAGATAGTGAATGTAGATGTGGCTGGTATCTCCTAAATCAAGTGATGGATCGCGGATGTCAATCAGGATATCACCGCTCTCGGTGTTGATAGTTACAGCCAGCTGCCTCGGCTGATCTTCCTTGGCGCCTTCAGTACCGGCTACCGACACGCGAACCTTCTCTTTGGGAATTTCGAGACCGAACCTTTCTATGTAGTCATAGAAGATCTCGGTAAACATTTCTCTAATTTCTTTTTCGATAGAGGCAAGGAAGGCGCTCTTGAACCGTATGTTACCCGGTAATTTCCTTTTAGGTTTCTTTGGCTTCTTCAATATAGACATTGGGCGATCCTAGTTCTTTTAATTCTCTTGCCATCGACCGCACCATATCACCCATAGATTCAACTTGGTCTGATAGGAATGCAATCTTGGATAGGAGATAGTGAGCGTAGAAGCCTAAGCCTATTACGGCATAGACAAGAATTGGAATATCCATCAGCTGAGTTTCTCCACGGGAATACCTACCTTCTCAAGGAATGATATACCTTCGTCGGAAGAGTGGTACTGTCTGAACACTACCCGCTCGACGTTGGCTTGATATATGATCTTGGCGCAACCCAGGCAGGGACATCTTGTAGTGTACACGGTAGATCCTGCCGTGGCGATACCCTTTCCTGCCATCTTAAGTAGGGCATTCGATTCCGCATGCAATACTATGGGTAACGAATCACCTTTTGTGTCGCGCATTGTATTGGATTGACCTGAGGGTGTACCGTTATAGGAGAACGACAATATATTATCGTCTCTAACAACAATACAACCTACCTTAGTGAATGGGTCGTATGAGATCTCCGCAAAGACATCTGCGGCCCTCATGAATATACGATCCCAGGATATCTGGTTCTTCATCAGCTGTAGGCTCCGGCTGCTTTCTCAATCCCACTTACCTCCACGACGTGGCAAGCCTTGATATAGTCCTGCTCGTCGGCGATATCGGCGGAGTATTCCAGGAAATCCTCCATGAAAAGAAGGGCAAGCCTGGGGGCCAACGAAACATCAAATACCACGGTGACCGCCGATGATTCACTCATTTGTCTACCCCGCCGAAGGTAATGATAGATTGGCGAAGGAGCTCAGGCCCGTACGCAACCAAATTACCGTATCCGTCGGCGAGGATTAGCTTGCCGGCCTCCATCCCACCACCAACCATTTGCAGAATTGAATCAGCGTGCTCATCGATATATGCTTGGGTTACATCAAAGGACTGTTCTCCACGCGGAGAATTGATTGAGATATAGGGCATATCAGTTCCTAAGGTTATTGCTGACATTGTAGAAGGAGCCGCGAGTTGCAGCACCCAGTTCGAGCAAGAGAATTGTCTCCAACTCGTACATCTGATTTGACGTCCCGTAGGCCAGGATCGTTCGGAGGAAATCGGCCGGTCGTTTCTCATATTCGACCGACATCATGTCACTTGAGCAGATATATCCGTCATCGATAGCACCCTTGTGATATCCGATGTACTTCCTGTCAGTCAGTTTGTCGATCCACATATAGAGGAAGGCATCGCCCGCCTCCTCCTGATTTACTAGTGGTCCGACATCCTTCTGGGTATCACCGCTGATATAGTTCTCCCAGAGATTCCAGGAGTATGACAACATGTGATTACCTTTTGGGCTCTTCCATAACACAATGAAAGATGGTTGCCCCTCGTTCTCTGTCAGGTGGTCCTGCACAGATTTATTCCAGAGACCCTTGAATTCCTTGTCTCCGATCCTGACAGTGATAGAGCGTCGCCCTTTCAAATCGCGATCGACAGTTACCTCATCCACAGTACAGTTGAAAATGTCGAAGTATTTCTCCGACCCTGATACAAAGTGTTTGACTGTTTTTACAAGTTCCATATTATTCCGTGAAGATCGGGTCAACGTAGACACCGGCAAACTTCAGCATAAATGCTAAGTCCTTAGGTAGCTCGTATACACCGTCGTAGTCAAGTAGCTCGATGCCACTGTATTTATGCTGGACAAACCATAAGCCACCTTCGCTCATGTAATGATCTTCTTTCTTCCCCATCCGATACCGTTCGAACCAACCATAATTTTGGATGGTGTCGATACACATTTCGGTATGTACGCCGCTCGCCGGATTGAAGTGGTCGTATCGCAGGTCATAATCATAGCTCATGTAGAATCCTCATACGGTTGGCCAGCCACCAGAGACCACCTTGACTCTCTGGACGCTTGATTGATACAGCATCAAAGTATTGTACTCGGCACCACACACGGTCAGGCTTCATCTTCAGGTGCGGGGCAGACTTCTTACCGCAGATATGCCATCCGGGTCGAACAGCATACCCCTTAGTGGGGATGTTGGCTGCCCCATACCATAACCCGGCAGTTAATTTCTGAGAACGGTTAATGAACAGAGGACCGTAGGTACCGTCCTTACGCTTGCGAAATAGTTTGTAGCCGATCATGATGTTCCGATATAGATCGTTGATGGATAATCCTGCCAGAGAATACTTCGGGGTACTTGTCGAGGCCACAGTGATCGCATGTCAGACAATCACCGAAGGTGCCACTGTCGTTAGTACCCGACCAGTGTACTCCGATGCTACACAGCAGCATTAGTACTTTGTTCGCCAGTTTCATTTTTGACCGCTACTATCTTTATTGGTTGCAACCCGTGGAATATATCTGGTCGTAGCCAGTCCGGATACAAGTGCTCTACCCATGCAACTGCCTCCTCGCAAGTATCAAACTCGTGGGTTGCTCCGAAGGAAGACATTTGCTTCCACGTCTCCCCGTCGCTCAACCTAACTACCGGTGTGAAGGCCATTGTTGGGCTCCTCCGTCAGCCGCAAGAGCTCGGCAGATGCCTGCTGCATCCATTGTATTGCAATTGCGGGCCAGTGTTTGTCCGTTCCCAGAGCCACCGACCTATGATACAGTTCAATCACTTGATCCGCGTCTAGCAGAACATCGTTGTCATCTGCGCTCATCAGATACCCTTCGCAGGATAGTACCAGTGCCCAGTCATGTGCTCAGACACGGTGAATGGGCGGCTATTTGTGAACCGGAAACGGCCCTTGTTGGTCTCGCCGACCTTAACGAGAGTGAGCGTCCACCCGAGAACCTGTTCGCGGCGGCTACCGAACATAGTGTGTGGCGGGAAGACCCCGTAGGAGATGCGTGTCTGCCAGTCATTGGTCTTACCGATAACTTTGTAGACACGCGTGCCGAATGCACGAGTCCGGGCGTAACCGCCGACGTGGAATCCGGTTTTGTCTTTCACTAGGTTTGTCTTTGG